CATAAATCACAGCGCCTCAAAATCCCTAGACCGCATAGACGGCCACGGATTTTCAATCCACGCGCCACAGCGCGCCCTAAAAGAAGAACAATATGAAGAAAAAACGCAAACCAAGGCTCATTCGCGTGCCGGTCACCCAAGGTCTGGTCGATGCAATCGGCCAAGAACTCCACTTCGGAATCCTCGGGCTTCAGTCCGGTGACAACTCCCCGGACAACTGGAAGAAAGTGGGCAAGGTCATCTTCATCGTCTCGATGACATCGGACGGCATGAAGAAAATCAATGAGAGAGACAAGGTCCACGTCGACAACGCCGTCATCACCCTCGAACAAATCTCGAACCGCGAAGTTGCAACAGGTGTCTGGTCAGCAACCGAAATCGAGATTGACTCACTGTGTCGAGGGGCGTTGGCGGCTGAATCCATTCTCCCCCGGCTAGACTCCCGCGAACTGGCCTACGGGTATGGAATGTTCATGGCTCTGGCGGGGAAGATATGAGCCTGCTGACACTTGACCAGGCGGCTGCACAGAATCTGCACAGGGTTACACGTCTGCGGTGACCCTCACAACGTTAGTTCCATCGGCGTAGATGATGGCACGCTTTCCATTGGTCACCGTGACGCCTGTGCCAGAGGCTCCGATGAATTGCAGCGATTGCGCACCAGTGGTCCCGTTGTAGACGGTCCACTGTCTCACAGCCAAAGGCACAACAACGTTACGGGTGGTTGTCAGTGACACGCTCGAAGTAAACTGCAGGATGTCGTTCGCTGACTCTGCCCACGTCAGGGTGATGTTGGCGTCAGATGCTATGACACGAGCAAGTTTTCCAGCAACTCCAGGTAGCCGCGCCCATGCTCGATAGTCAACCCAGGTTGAGACGCTGGAAGCCCCGGTTGCCACTGTGTAGAGTGGGATCTGACCGGGGGTGAAAGCTGTCGTATTCTTGGACACGACCCCTGCACGGGTCGCCTCGATATAATTCGTGGTGCTCGCCGTAAGTGGGGTGACAGTGCCGTTGGCAATGATCGTCAACACCCCATCGACCAGCATGGGGCCGCCGTAGTATCCCCACGTCAGACCAGTACATGTGCTGGCCCTGCGGCTGAAGAGTGCGCCCGGAGACATTGCATTGAATACCTCATTCGCCGTGGCTTCTTTGCTGGCTTGAGAAGCAGAGATGAGATCGAGATTGGAAGTTGAAGATGCCATTGTTGTTATCCAGTAACAGTGTAGAAAGTTGCAGGACTGCTTAGATTGGCGTACTCGGCAGCCACATAGGCGTCGGAGAACAAAGTGGGAGCGATATAGGCAAAGCCCATGACACCATCAAAATCCTCCAGCTTCGCCCAGTTCTCCATGCCAAACAAGATGGAGTCGGCGCTCGCCCCAGGTTTGGCTGTGCTGGTTCCAGCACTTGCCGCAACTCCCCCGTTTCGATAAACCTTTCGGCCAGATGTGTTGTTGTGGGAAGCATTCAGTCTGTAAGTCGTGCCTGTTGATGGGGACACAGTATCCAGCAGCCACCCATCGGTATCGTTCCACAACCCGAACCGATCTGATGACTGCCGATAGGCTAACGTCACTCTATTGGTGGTGGCCGTGCTACCGTTAACCTCGTAGGAAACGACCGCCATGTTTGCAGTTTTTGAGGCCAGATTGACTGTCGCGCCAACCGTCCATGTTGTGTATCGGGTCAACCCGGTTTGATACTCGAACTGGTCCGACCCTGTTGTCATCTTGACAGCCGGGGTCACTCCAATGGTCTTGGGTTTTAGTGTATTGACTACCCCGTTGTTTGGTGACCCGTAGACATCAATAAGCAACAGCAACGATCCGGCCGCGCTGCCTAGACCCTCAAAATCCGCAGTGGGAGATGTTGAATTCCACACCTGGGGTCTGACAGAACCACCGTACTCCACCCTATAAACCGTGTTGTTCGGGTAACCCGAACTCAACCAGAAAGAGTCATTCCAGTACGTCACCCCCTGAATCAACGTCACCGTGGATGACAGAGTTAGTGCACCAACATAGGCCAGAGTGGTGCGGTCATATTTCCACAGTTTTGACCCGTCAGCGTAACTCGACACGTACAGATACCCGTCCCTGTCGCAATAAGCCACAGAGGAAACTTCATGCCCTTGGGCACTGACATCTACAGAGTCAATGTACGCCAAAGTATTTGCGTTGAATCTGGCAAGTTTCATGTTGGAGTAGGTCGATATGTTGACGTAGTTCTCAATCGCTCCGTATATGATGCCGTCAACAACGTCAATGTCTCCGAGATGATTCACCCCTCCACCCACGTCCCCAACAGGGTCGTTGTTGGTGGCAACAACAGTCCAACTCATATCGTATTTGGTTATCTTGTTGGTGTGTGAGACGTAGTAGTGCGCCCCGTCGCACGCTACGCCTTGGTGCGAACTCGTATTTGGACTTGTTGCTGTTACGTCCATTGACAGCGTAGTGGCGTTGGCGCTGAGATATTGCGAACCTGCCCGGTTCACATGGTCTTTACCAAAGGTGAACACTCGGTGGTAGTTCGTCCAAACGTTGTTTCTACCAATGGAGTCTGATGGGCTGACGTACCCGTCACCGGACTGACCAACTCGAACAGAGAGCGTTGTGGGTACGGTCGATGACAAATTGGTCTTAACGAAAAGCTGCCCTGTCCTCGCCACAGAGTCGAGATTGACCAAGTCGCAAGGTATGGGCGTCGAACCACTATCAAAGCAACGAACGTCTCTGCCGTCTCTGTACCACAAAGAATTCCACCAAGCCGTCGACATCAAACTGAGGTCAAGCGATAACGGAAAATCTGTCAGGTTTGAGCTAACACTTGCGGCAGGTACGGTGATTGTCGCGGTGTATCCAGGTCCCCCAACGGCGCTCAACTCCACCAGCAGCGGGTAACCTCTGCCCACAACAGCAGACATTTGATAGAGCTTGCCGTATATGAAGTTCGCTCCAGCCCCAAAATCAGTAACCTGCTGTGCCGATGTATACAGACATGTTGGGGTAGACGCCGTGATCGTCCGCTTCACCGTGGTGTAGGTGTTGTCGGTGAAGATGTCTAACTCATACGCCTCAGTAGATTCACCCAACCCTGCATCGACAAGGTCGCGCCATTCCCCATCGGTCCTGCTCCGACGCACCCAGGAGAATTCCCAATCTCCTGTTGTGACCGACCTACCTCCAGTGAAATACACCGGACTCAAGCACTCCAGGTTCACACCTTGATACGTGAAAAGCTGGTCAGCAGCACCCTCAACTTCCATATCCAAGGTCACGGCACGGTACGTTCTCTCCAAGCCGATGGCGCTGCTGGACATGCCGACGGTGGTGACATCGGTTTCGCTCAGGGCCACGACCTTGTCGCCGACAGCGTGCAGCGACATTGCCCACTCCGTCCCCTTACGCCCGCGCAACATGTCACTGAGTTTGTAGCTTTCGGCAGAAACCAAGGTGCATTTCTGCACGCCGATAATCTCCCACCGCCCCGGTGCGCCGTAAGCGAAATGATTCCCCCCGTTGAGCACCGCTATTTCGGTCGCGTCGAACAACTCACCATTGAGCATGCTCACGGACAGGACACTGCCCTTGTCCCAGACTCGGGAATCGACCTCGCCAATAGTGTTCGACGCCGAACCAATCGCCGCTCCCGGAGAAGAGAAACCCTGAATCTCTGTCCATGTCGAGCCGTAGTCATCGGTCCTGACGAGAACGGCACCGGGCCATGTATCCGAAGAACCGTACATCGCCATCAGGAACGAGGGGTCGGCCTGCGCCGGGTGCATATACGGAACGTCCAGGAAAATGGATGTCGTTGGGCCAAGAAGTGGGAGTGTGCTCGGCCCGGTAACAATCGGAGAAGATGCCAGTGCGGCAGGCGTGTAGATTGCCGCGTTGTTGTATTTCGCCCGACACTCCAATCGCCCATCACTGGTGTAGTTGATCGCGACCAGACGCAGCGAGATGTCACCTTCCGGAGTCTCAAGCGTGACCACGTCACCCGGTTCCAGTTGGTTATACGTTCCTGGAATCGAGAAACTGACATCGAAGCGTTCAAGCCAACGAAGATAGAGCAGGGTCTCGGCTTTGCCTACGGCTTCACCTGCTGTCAGAACAATGGGCAACTCCATTTTCACATCGTTGATCGCGTCAGTATTCAACCGTTCAACGTACTGTTCTCCTGCTTCATACTCCCGGTCGTAATCCACGTGCTTGATGGTGAGCACACGCGGGAGTTGAGAGTCCATTTCCCGACTGGTCGTGATCTGCACGCCAGGTTTCCCTGACGCACTACGAGCATCGAGATCGTCCGCGTCAATGGTGACGACCGACGAGCCGCCTCGGGGAAGGAACTTGATCTTGTACCCACGCTGGACAACGTCGAATGGCCAAGCCGCCTGCAAGGGTTCGAGGGCACTGCGGATTGTCCCGGTACTGGCCACGAGATACCCACGGACCGTGGAAGTCAAATCGGCAACGTCGATGTCTCCGGCTGTGAGAAGTCCAGAGCGGATGCATTCCTCCGAAACCACGTTGTCCAGAGTGTCTTCGGCCCCTGACACTGTCGGGTAAATGTACGCTCCAACAGTGGTCCCCTCAGTGCATGCCAAGGCTATTCCGTTAAAGGCAACCACTGATTTCCACATGGTGCTGTAGGGCATGACGAACTCAAACCATGTAATACCGTCCGCCGAGAAAGCTCCAGATGAACCTGTTGCTATTGCTATGAAGTAAGATCCGACACGTGCCACGTCGTGGTAATTCAACCCAGGAACTGACCTTGTAGTCCAGGTGGTGCCATCTGGAGATGTTTGACAAGCAGAACCTCCAGAGAACGCCATCGCAACAAACAAGCCGGCACCATGGGCCAAACCCTGCCAGTTTCCTGACCCGGCCATGGAATGTTCTGTCCAACTCAATCCGTCTGTGGATGTTGCAGAGTAGTTTGTGCCTCCGGCAACAGTACAAAACACTGAACCGTTATGTGCGATTGGCCCCCAGGCACGAGTCGCAGGCATGTAACCTTTATGCCAGGACACCCCATCTGATGTGGTCCCGGAAATGGCTTGGGCCACCGCACAAAACACACTTCCCCCATAACAAACGCCAGACCAACTATAGGCCGAGTAGGGGGGATAGCCGTTTATCGGGGATGCGGACCAGTCCGTGACAGCCACCGTATCATACTCTGTCCAAGTGTCGCCGTCGTTTGTCGATACCGTGCAACCGTCGTTGCTTCGCATGGCGACAAAGGTGTTGTTTCCCCATGCGCAGCAATATCTGCTGGCCGTTGTCGGTACAGTCACTTCGGACCACGCATGGCCGTCGTGTGTAAGTGAGATCTTGTTTGAATCAAAAATTGCCGCAGTGCAAATTGCCGTTGTTGGTGATGCCGCCATACTTAACCAATGGCTGGCAGACGACTGTACAGTCTCCAAAGACTCCCATGTGCTTACGCCAGATTTAAGGACCTCGACCTTGACTTGTGCCCCCATCAAGGCGTCCCCGTACTTGGCCAACGGCAAGTCGTAGAAAACAAGGTAGGCCAGACCTCTCCATGCAGGGCAGTTGGCCGCACCCACGTCCGCCTGAATTCGAGGATCGGGCGCTTGCGTGTCCGTGCCCAGGTACACTTGGAAGCCTTCGGCTGCAAGGTTGCTTGCCGCTATCGTGCTCGGGTCGGACGAACCCGCGTCATAGAACAACTCGCCCTTGATCCAGATCCGGCGAATTCCAGCGATTGGCCCTTGGCATAGTCCAACGGCGAACGTAGCAGTGTTAACCCAGGTCTTCGAGGTGGACTTACTGCCCCCACCCTTGCCCCCGGACTTCTTCTTGACCATCGTCTCCTTGATCGCGTTTCCTTCAAGCCAGAAGACGTTGCCGGAGAAAGCGTCCGTGCCGTAGACACGGGGGATGACAGCGCCATAGGT